GTATGAATACTCTGGAATAGGATCAACAACTTTAAATGATGGTTTATCCTATGGAAGTTATCCATTTGGAACAAGAGTTCAAGATGAAATCATCTCTCTTAATACTTCAGATATCATAGAAATTCACGGTATTTTTGAATCTACAAATACAACTGATGCAACTGCACCTACATTAGATCTTTCATCTATTACTGGTCCAACAGCAACAACTTCCGACCTAATTATTGGGGAAAAGGTAACGGGACAAACTAGCGGTGCTGTTGCCATTTTTGCTGAGAAAATTAATGATACAAGAATATCTTTCATTTATAAAAATCAAAAGACATTTAAAGAAGGAGAAACTTTAATATTTGAAGAATCTCAAATTCAATCAATAGCACAAACTATAAATTCTTCAAGTTTTGATATTTCTCCAAATTTCACATTCACAAATGGACAAGAGTCCACTTTCTATGATTATGGGACAATTAAGAGAAAATCGGGTTTACAAGAACCAATTAAAAAATTAAAAATATATTTTTCAAATGGATATTATGAGGCAAATGATGATGGAGATATAACAATTGTCAATTCCTATAATACTTTTGATTATGTAAAAGAAGTTCAAACGGTAAATGGTATAAGAAATTCTGATATAATTGACATTCGTCCAAAAACTTCATCCTATAGTGTTGCTGTTAATTCAAGGTCTCCTTTAGAATTTTATGGCAGAACATTTAGTGCATCAGGAAATTCTTCCAGAAATATTTTAGCATCGGATGAATCTATTTTAACTTCTTTTTCATTCTATCTTGGAAGAATAGATAGAGTTTATTTGACAAAGGAAGGAAAATTCCAGGTTAAATATGGAGTTCCCTCGGAAAGACCAGAAAAACCAGTCTCTGTAGATGATGCATTAGAAATTGCAACTATAAGTTTACCAGCTTACTTATATAATACATCTCAGGCTTCTATTCAATTCTTGGAGCACAAGAGATATAGAATGGTTGATATTAAACAACTTGAAAATAGAATTAAAAATCTTGAATATTATACTGCACTTTCTTTACTTGAAACAAATACTGCAAATCTTTTTGTTCCCGATGGGGATGGTTTAAATAGATTTAAGTCTGGATTTTTTGTCGATAATTTTACTTCCTTACTCGCACAAGAAGATTCAATTCTTTATAAAAACAGTATTGACATTTCAAATAAACAATTAAGACCAAGACATTATACAAATTCTGTCGATTTAATTTCTGGTCCTGTAACTGGAGTAGATCCAACAGAAGATCTTGCATTCACTCCGATTGAAGGGGTAAATGTCAGAAAATCGAAAGATGTTGTTACTTTAGATTATGCAGAAGTTGAATGGTTAAAACAGTCATTTGCAACTAGATCGGAAAGTGTTACTCCTTTCTTAATTAGTTTCTGGCAAGGGTCGTTAGAACTTACTCCGGCAACAGATACTTGGGTTGATACTGTAAGACTAGAAGCGAAGATTATTCAAGCTGAAGGAAATTATGCAGAAACTCTTTCAAACGCAGTTAGAACTCTAAGTGTAGACCCACAGACTGGATTTGCTCCAATTGTTTGGAATGCTTGGGAAACTAATTGGACCGGTCAAGAAGTTGTTAATTCTACCAGAGTAAGAACTCAAACTGAAAGAGGGGAAACTTTTGGAGTTGGTGGATGGATCAATGGTGGAAGTGGAACTGCACAATTAAGACAGGTTGAGACAACATCTGTCATTCAAGATAATTTAAGAGAAGTAAGAGATACTGGCGTTCAAACAAGAACTGGTTTAAGAACAATAGTAACTGAACAATTTGATAATACATCAGTTGGAGATCGAGTTGTAAGTAGAAATCTCATTCCATATATGAGATCTAGAAATATACAATTTGTTTCTAAAAAACTTAAACCATTAACTCAGGTTTATGCTTTCTTTGATGGTGTTGATATAACTCGTTACTGTGTTCCCAAGTTATTAGAAATTTCAATGATTTCTGGAACCTTTGAAGTTGGTGAAAAAGTCATTGGAACTGTTCAAAATACCGGACTAAATCCAAATCTAGGACAAGATGTTGCTAAAATTTCATTCAGAGTTGCACAATCTAATCATAGAGAAGGTCCTTACAACGCAGCAACAATTACTTATCCAAATAATCCTTACACTGGGCAAGTATTACAATCGACATATTCATCAACATCAAATATTTTGAATATCGATACTTTTTCACTCTCAAACCAACCACAAGGAGAGTATAGTGGATGGACAGAATCTGGAATGATTCTGGTGGGACAAAGTAGTGGAGCACAAGCAACTCTTACAAATGTCAGATTGGTTTCTGACCTTTCAGCAACATTGATTGGAAGTTTCTTTGTTCCAAACCCAAATACAAACATTCATCCAAAATTTGAAACTGGAACTAAAACTTTTACTTTAGTAAATAATAACCTAAATGATCAAAACGCAGCAACAACAATTGCTGAAGAAGGATTTATTTCGAGTGGAACACTAGAAACAGTTCAAGAAAATATTATCTCTGTAAGAAATGCTAGGATTCAAAATAAACAAGAGTTTGAGGAAAGAGCAGTATCTAGAACTACTGGAACTCAAGTTGTAGGAGGCACGACTTTATCTCAGTCAAGAAGGGATGTCTTAGTTGGATGGTATGATCCTCTTGCACAATCTTTCTTAGTTGAAGATGAAACTGGAGTTTTCTTAACTAAATGTGAAGTTTTCTTCAGATCCAAGGATGATATGGATATTCCAGTCACCTTCCAGTTGAGAACAATGCAAAATGGGTTCCCAACTCAAAGAATTCTCCCATTCTCAGAAATTACTTTAGATCCCGGTGATATTCAAACTTCAGCAGATGGATCCGTAGCTACTACATTTAATTTTGATGCTCCAGTTTACTTGGAGGGTGGAAAAGAGTATTGTATATGTCTTGCATCAAACTCAACAAAGTATAGTGTTTATATTTCAAGAATTGGTGAGAATGATCTTCTAACACAAACATTTATTTCCAACCAACCATATCTTGGATCTCTATTTAAATCACAAAATGCTTCAACTTGGGAAGCAAGTCAGTGGGAGGACCTCAAGTTTACTCTCTATAGAGCAGACTTCTTAACTTCAGGAACAGTTGATTTCTATAGTCCAGAATTGACAGATGGTAATAAGCAAATTCCTACGTTGATGCCAAATTCTCTCAGTCTTATTTCCAAAAAAATCAGGGTTGGACTTGGATCAACAGTACAAGATTCTGGATTAACCTTAGGTAATACTGTTATTCAGCAAGGAACTAATGCAACTGCAAATTATGTTGGATCTGCTGGAAGTGCATCTGGAACTTTATCTGTAATCAATTCTGGAATTGGATATACCCCATCAAGTGGTGGATTATCAATTAATAATATTAATCTGGTAACAGTTACTGGTAATGGTAAAAATGCAACAGCAAATGTAACCGTTTCTAATGGTGTTGCTATTGCTGCAACAATTACAAATGGTGGAGTTGGGTATCAAGTTGGTGATGTAGTTGGAATCAGCACATTTGGTTCTGTTGCCGTTGGAAGAAATGCACGATTCTCTATCGTTTCAATTGCAAGCACAAATCAACTAATACTTGATAATGTGCAAGGAGATTTTGTTGTTGGGTCTGCGAAAACAGTTCAATATATTAACAGTTCTGGAATAACAACAACATTGAATTTCTCAACGGGTGGAGGAGTATTTGTAAATTCTATTGAAACAATTAGTGATGGATTGCATATTAAAGTAAATCATCAAAATCACGGAATGTACTCCAGTGAAAATTATGTTACTATTTCTAATGCACAGTCAGACATTAATCCAACAAAATTGAGCACTGTATACAATACAAATTCAACTGGTGCAATTAGTGTAGATAATGCAACTAACTTTGCAACTTTTGAAAATGTTGGAGTAGGAACAACTAATCCAGGATATTTGTTGATTGGTGATGAGATTATTGAATATACTTCTGTTTCGGGTAATTTAATCGGTGGTAACATATCTAGGGGAACAAATCCAAAGAACTATCCATTAGGAACTCCAGTTTACAAATATGAGCTAGGTGGTGTTTCATTAAGAAGAATCAATAAGACGCACTATTTAAATAATGTTACTGTTTCGGATGCAATAACATTCGATTCGTATCACGTAAAACTTGATATGGGATTAAGTGGTATTGGCAGAACTAATGGCGTAGGTTATCCACAACTTTATATCAATCAAACTAAATCTGCGGGTGGATATAATACCAAGGCAACACAAAATATGCCGTATGAAATAATTACTCCTATCGTCCAAAATCTAACGGTAAGAGGAACATCATTAAGTGCTTCCTTAAGAACTGTAACTGGATCAAGCATAAGTGGTAATGAAATTCCATTCATCGATAATGGATTTGAAACGATTAGCATCGAAAAACCAAATTATCTTGATAGTACAAGAATTATATGTTCTAAAGTTAATGAAAATGAAAAATTATCAAATCTCCCAGGAAATAAATCAATGAATCTTAGATTGCAACTTGATACTGTTGATTCTAGATTAACTCCAGTAATTGATGCTCAAAGAATTAGTGCGGTATTAACTTCAAATAGAGTTAATAGTGTTATTACAAATTATGCAACTGATTCTAGAGTTAATACTGTCGATCAAGATCCAACTGCATTCCAATATATTTCCAAGGAAATTAACTTAGAGAATGGAGCAAGTTCTATTAAGATTCTATTGAATGCTCATATTAATCAATACTGCGATATAAGAGGTTTATATGCTATTAGTGAAAAACCAAACTTTAATCCAGTTTTTGCACCATTCCCCGGATATCTCAATTTGAACACTAAAAATGAAGTTATTAACTATGCGGATAGTGATGGAAGATCTGATGTATTTGTAACTCCTACCCAATCACTAGGATTCGAAACGTCAGATATAGAATTTAAAGAGTATGTATTTACTATAGACAATTTACCATCATTCAAATCATATCGTATTAAATTGATTCTCACATCAACAAATCAAGTTTATGTTCCAAGAATTAAAGATTTAAGAGTTATTGCTTTAGCGTGATATGAATTATTTAAAAGTTGAGGGATATACGCATTTGGTGAGAGACCAAAATACAAATTCAATTGTCAATACGAATATGTCAGAATATCAAGAGTATGTTTTCCGAAGAAATGCTAAAAGTGAGGAGAATCAAAAGGTGCAGAACTTAGAAAAAGATCTTACTAATATGAAAGAAGATCTTGATGAAATTAAAAATTTACTTAGGAGTTTGGTAAATGGATCCCGATAAAATTCAGTTGGAGGACTTATCCAAAAGTTTTGAATATACGAAAGCCTGCATTGAAATAAATGCAGTTGAGGATATTGAACAAATAAGAATAGTTGCAAAGGCATATATGAAATTGTACTTAAAGCAACAAGAAGTATTGAAAGATTTAATTAAACCATAAATATTTTAAAAAGTAGAAAATAATGGCGCAACCATCTACTAGGCAAGAATTAATAGATTACTGTAAGAGAAAACTGGGAGCGCCAGTTTTGGAAATCAACGTTGCTGATGAGCAAATCGATGATTTAGTTGATGATGCCATTCAATTTTTCCAAGAAAGACATTTTGATGGAGTATATCCAACTTTCTATAAGTATAAATTGACTCAAAATGATATTGATAGGGGAAAATCAAGGGGAAGTGGTGCTGCAGTTGGTATAGCTACAACAACAGCAACTGCAAATATAGTTGGAACTGCTACAACATTTACTTATGAAGAAAATAGTAATTATTTACAAGTTCCCCCTAATATTATTGGAGTAAATAAAATCTTCCACTTTGATGGGTCAAATACTATTACACATAATATGTTTAGTGTCAAATATCAATTATTTTTGAATGATGTTTATTACTGGGGTGCCACAGAAATTTTAAGTTATGCAATGGTCAAAACCTATCTTGAAGATCTTAATTTTCTTTTGACAACGCAAAAACAAATTCGATTTAACAAAAGACAAGATAGACTCTATTTGGATATAGACTGGGGATCAGTAAATGCGGGAGAATACGTTATTATTGATTGTTATTCAACATTAGATCCTAACGATTATTCGAGAGTGTGGAATGATTCTTTCATAAAACCATATCTTACTTCATTAATTAAACGTCAATGGGGACAAAATATGATGAAATTTACAGGAGTTAAACTTCCAGGTGGAGTAGAACTTAATGGTAGACAAATGTATGATGATGCTCAAAGAGAAATTGATATTTTAATGGAAAAAATGTCCAATACTTATGAACTCCCACCTCTTGATATGATAGGATGATAAGATGCTTAATCCATTTTTTCTACAAGGATCTAAAGGTGAACAGGGATTAATACAGGATTTAATTAATGAACAACTTCGTATGTATGGAGTTGATGTTCATTATTTGCCAAGAAAATACTTAACCGAAAAAACAGTTTTAAGAGAGGTTATAGAATCTGCTTTTGATAATGCATATCCATTAGAAGCATACATTGAAAATTATGAAGGATATGGAGATAATACCACTATCCTATCAAAGTTTGGAATACAAGCACTCAATGAACTTACAATAACTATATCAAAAGAAAGATTTGAAAGTTATATTGTACCTCTTATAAAAAATAAACCCAATATCAAACTAGGAACAAGACCAAGAGAAGGAGATCTGATTTATTTTCCTCTTGGTGACAGATTATTCGAAATAAAATTTGTAGAGCACGAACAACCATTTTATCAACTTCAAAAAACTTATGTTTACACTTTAAAATGTGAACTGTTTAGATATGAAGATGAAGTTATCGATACTGGTATTGATGAAATAGACGACACTAATGTTGGTGGAGGCAATACTGTAGGAGGTATTGGTGGTGGAGTTTCAATTACTCAAATTCTCACGATGGTTAGTTCTGGTTCCACAGCAACTGCGACAACTACATTATTGAATGGAGGTATTAGATCTATAACTGTAACAAACAGGGGTGGTGGGTATTCAAGTACACCAACGGTAGCAATATCATCTGCACCAACTGGAGGTGTAACTGGTGTTGCTACTGCAGTGATGATTGATGGGATAGTTGTATGTAACGATAATGTAAATCCCCAAAATAAATCTGTTCAAAATGTTTTATTAATTAATCCTGGTTCTGGATATACTGTTACTCCAGGAATAAGATTTATTGGGGGTGGAGGATCTGGATCCGCAGCAACAGCTACTATAGGAACTGGGATTATAGGACCTATTACAGTCACAAATGCAGGATCTGGTTACACAACTAATCCAACCATAACATTTAGTGGAATTGCATCTGTTTCTGCTGCAGCTACTGCGATTGTAAGTGCTGCCGGAACAATTACTGCAATTAGAATTACTAATGCTGGATTAGGATATACACAAACGCCGACAATCACAATATCATCTCCTTCGTTTGTTGGAATTGGAACTTATCAATATAACGAATTAGTTACGGGACGTACTAGTGGAGTTACTGCAAGAGTTAGGTCTTGGAATGCAGTTACAAGCACCTTAGAAGTTTCAAATGAGACTGGTTCTTTTATAAGAGGAGAAAGTATCGTTGGATCTGCCTCTTCAGCATCATATGTTCTATCTTCAATAGGTGATGATTTTATTGAAAATGCATATGCGGACAATAAAAATATAGAACTAGAAGCAGATGGGATAGTAGACTTTACAGAATCTAATCCGTTTGGAATGCCATAAATATAATTTATTATTAGGTTAAATAGTATCATACGGAACTACTAAAATGTTTGAATATTTTTATAACGAAATCTTAAGAAAAACTGTAATATCTTTTGGGTCTCTGTTTAATAATATATCAATTAAGCATACCAATAATTCAAACGAAGTTATTGATGTTATTAAAGTTCCTCTAGCGTATGGTCCAACTCAAAAATTTCTAGCAAGACTGGAGCAATCACCAGATTTAAATAAACCAACTCAAATTACATTGCCAAGAATGTCATTTGAATTTACGGGATTAACATATGATGCCTCAAGAAAAGTAACTACAACTCAATCATTTACTACAAAATCATCAGCAGATGGATCTGTAGTTAAAAAAAGTTATATGCCAGTTCCATATAATCTACAATTTGAACTTGCAATTATGACAAAATTAAATGATGATGCCTTACAAATCGTCGAACAAATTCTTCCATATTTTCAACCATCATATACACTAACAATTGAACTTGTTGATGAAATTAATGAAAAGAGAGATATTCCTATAATTTTAGAAAACGTAACATTTCAAGATGATTATGAGGGAAATTTTGCATCTAGAAGAGTATTAATTTATACATTAAGGTTTACTGCAAAAACATATCTTTTTGGTCCAGTTCAGGCAGCAACAAAAGATATCGTCAAAAAAGCTACGATCAGTTATATTACTGGGGATTCTACATCCACCCCAACAAGAGAAGTTGTATATTCATCAGACATACGTGCAATTAAAAACTATACAGGAATAATTTTAACAAATCTTGCAAAAGATATTACAACCGAAGACATCTTGATTGAAGTAAATGATGCTTCATCAATATCAACAAATACTTATTTGGATATTGAAGGTGAGGAAGTTTATGTAAGATTAAAATCTGGAAATATTCTTACTGTAGATAGGGGAAGAGATAATACAACAATTACATCACATCTATCCGGATCTGAAGTAAAATCTATTACTACTACAGACAATTCTTTAGTCGAAATTGGCGATGATTTTGGATTTGATGGACAAACTTTATAAAAATGACAAAAAAATTTGATAAATTAAATGATACCTTTAATGTTTCTGGGGAAATAATTGAATCCCATCCTACAGAATCTTCAATAGAGATTGATTCGGAAAAAATTTTATCACCAGTTAATGATATAAAAAAAGATTATGAATATACTAGAGGAAACTTATATTCATTAATTGAAAAGGGTCAAGAGGCAATTAATGGAATTTTAGAACTTGCTCAAGAAAGTGAAATGCCAAGAGCATATGAGGTTGCGGGGCAATTAATTAAAAGCGTGGCAGATGCAACAGATAAATTAATGGACCTTCAGAAAAAATTAAAAGATATTGAAGAAGAAAAGATAAGTAAAGGTCCTACAACAGTCAATAATGCTCTTTTTGTTGGATCAACTGCAGATTTGGCAAAATTTTTAAAACAACAATCTCAAGGAAGCAATGAAAACATTTAATCAATTTCAAGAGGAGTGGAGTAATAAATATAAAAAGAGTATTGATTGCTCTAATCCAAAAGGATTTTCTCAACGTGCTCATTGTGCGGGAAGAAAAAAAAGAGCAAAAGGTGAAGAAACCAAATCAAAACAGATTGAATAATGCCCCGGATTAAAACACATAAAACAGTTGAACAAATTGCAAAGAAACATCGACTTGATGTTTCTTTTATACAAAAGCAACTTGAAATGGGGGAACCAATTGAACATGAACATACTCAAGATCATGATTTGGCAAGAGATATCGCTCTTCAGCATCTTGATGAAATTCCCGATTATTACACTCGTTTGAAAAAGATGGAAGCAGATGCTAAAAAGCATCATAAAAAATTTAAAGATGTTACTGAAGAAGGTCTTAGAGATTGGTTTGGAAAGTCTAAATCGAAAGACGGAAAATCTGGATGGGTTAATGTTGTAACTGGCGGAACTTGTGCAAGTGATGAACCGGGTGAGGGAGTTCCTAAATGCGTTTCTTCAGCAAAAAGAGCAAATATGACACCAGCAGAAAGGTTATCTGCAGCAAAAAGAAAAAAAGCAGCAGATCCAGGACAACAACAAAAAACAGGTGCTGCAAAACCAACATATGTTTCTACAGATAAACCTAAAAACAAAATGAACGAAGAAGCAGACAAAAAGGGTAACGGTAGTGGTAAAAAAGATGCCTGCTATCATAAAGTAAAGTCTCGTTATAGTGTTTGGCCGAGTGCATATGCATCTGGAGCACTTGTCAGGTGTCGTAAGGTTGGTGCAGACAATTGGGGAACAAAATCGGAGGCAACTATGCACGAAGAAGAAAGATATTGTCCTTTATGTGATAAAAGAGAAACTAGATCCGAATGCTCTTATGGTGGAAAAGCCTGGGACAAAGTTTCGGTAAAAGATCATGAGTATTCAATGGCTCGTTCTGAACTTGAAACACTCATGAAAGCAGCTCAAAGAATTCAGAAAAAAGTTGGTAAGGGTGAAGGTAGTTTAGAGGCATGGGTTCAGTCAAAAATTACCAAAGCAGCAGATTATATTGATACTGCAGCAGATTATATTGACAGTGGGGAGATGGAAGAGTCAATTGGTTATGCAATTAATCCATCTGCACATAAAACAGCACAAAAAAGAGAAAAAATTAGAGCATTAACAACACGGGGAGTTGGTGGAGAACAACAAGTTGCAAAAACAAAATTAGGACAAACAGCAGAACTTCCGAAAATAAAAGAAGAAACGTTGGTTGATAAAATTAAGAGAGAGATTGTAATTGAAAAGTGTTGGCCTGGTTATAAAAAGAAAGGCATGAAAACAATGTTTGGAAAAAGATATCCAAATTGTGTAAAAGCAGAAAATGTAACTATTGAAGATTCTGATGGAAATACTTTTGCTGAAGTTGTCGATTTAATTCAACCAGAACCAATTAAAGGATTTAAATCTCAAATTGATGAAGTAACACGTCTTCAATCACAAACAGGAAATATAGTTGCAGTTACCTTATCTTGGAGAGGAAAATATTATGCAATTCGTATGTTCTTTCCCCAGGCAAAACTTCCATCACGTCAAGAAGTAACTGATGAAATTCAAAAAGTTTATCCTGGTGGAAGAGTAGTTTATCATGCAATCTCAGAATTTACTCCTGGACAACCTTTGATTCAAGCAGGATTTCAAGGAGGAGTTGCAGGAAAAATAGGACCATCTAAAAAATACGTGCAACCATATGGTGAGCAAGTTGAAATTGGTGAAGACTGGCAAAAAATTAATCGACAAGATAAAACTGATGGATTGAGCTCTTCTGCCGTAAAAGCATATCGTCAAGAAAATCCAGGATCAAAACTCCAAACTGCCGTAACCGAAAAAAATCCTTCTGGTAAAAGAGCAAAACGTCGTTCATCATTTTGCCGCAGGATGAAAGGAATGAAATCAAAACTTACTTCGGCAAAAACAGCAAGAGATCCAGATTCAAGAATCAATAAAGCACTTCGTCGTTGGAACTGTAATTAATAGGTAGGGTCTTATTATGAGTGATGTATATCTTGGCAATCCTCTTTTAAAGAAAGCAAATACTCCAATTGAATTTACACAAGAACAAATTATTGAATTTGTAAAGTGTAAAGATGATCCAGTATATTTTGCAAAAAATTATGTAAAAATTGTAACTCTTGATAAAGGATTGCAACCATTTAAAATGTATCCTTTTCAGGAGAAATTGGTTAATAATTTCCACAATTATAGATTTAATATATGCAAGATGCCACGACAGACTGGTAAGTCTACAACGGTGGTATCATTTTTACTACATTATGCAG